AGGGTGTTTGATAAATGACTACCAATGAATCCTGCCGCACCCGTTATTAAAATTTTCATTACTTACTCCGTAGTTAGTACATTATATAGTCTTATCATACCGTCCTCCAAAGTTTAGGATTAGATAATACTCTCTCGTATTTCGTCACACCGATCTTCCTTGTGTATAGTAAATCACCTGCTACACAAAACCTACTATTCCGCAAAGACTCCTTGTCCTTAAACGGTTGTACCACACCCCCACTATCTCCCTTTCTCGTTTCTATATCATGGAATAAACTTGAGGGGAATATGTACAACACCCCCTCTGATATAGGAAAAGAATCTACTTTGTTGTTAGGGTTACCGTGACATTCAAAGAAATGTTCATACGGTTCGTTAGGTTGTGCCCTATGTGGATATTGAAAATTGATGTTTCTTTCTTTACCATCAGCAATGTGAGGGTAGTATGTAAACGATATATGATTCTCTGCGTGATCGTGTAAGTTGATCCCCATCTGGTCAGTAACATTGAAGAAACATTTGGTCAGTTGAATATCTAGTTTGTCTTGACGTATTCTAAGATGACGGAGATACTCGTCAACACCACTCTTCAATCTGTCCATAAAAAGATCACGAAACAACTCATCGGTCTGTACAGATTCAAAACCAACAAAGTCGTGAGACTGACCATCACTATTAGAGTGTTTTAAATACAAGTCAAACCATTGGTCTTTCTCTTGTTCCGAGACCACAGACTTTGTACGAGAAATGACCGTAGGAAATGCTAGATAGTTATTTACTTCCATTATCCATTCCTATAGATGTATTCTAGTGCACGGTCTGCTTCCTTATCCAAGGGCCGATTCTTATACCAGTTGCCAGTCTCAAGGTCTAACTCAGAACACATCTGTGCAATTTGAATAGAAGATATTGGATACCCCCGCTTATATGCATTACCCGCAGTCGCAATCATTATCGCATACATCTTACTGTACCAACCAGTCTCACTGATAGTCTGATACTCAACCCCCATACGTTTAGGGAAGAACGGACAGTCTCGATAACCACTCCATGTGATGTCAGTTGCTTCTAACGCATCCTTACGGTGTTGCATTACTGCCTGTTGCAACTCAAGTGGTAGTCTTTCCATAAAGGTCTTACCAGACGTTTCGATAAACGAATACTTGTCCATCAACATATCAGGGTCAAGATGCACACCCTCATTGGTGAAGATAAAACTGTACGCATCTGGATACTGTGCAGGGACGTAGTACATCCGTGACAGGTCTTTGGTCTGCTTGTCGCCAAGTCCATCAAACTGTTTGTTCATCGCAAACCAGAAGTGCGGAAGTTCTTTACTGGCCACCTGTCTTGTTAATGGGAATACGAGACGGAACTTAGGTTTCTCTTCTCTGGATGACGCAGTATTATAACACACATAGTGGAAACGACCAAACGCTTCTGCTAACTGTATAGTCAAGCACTCAACAGGACTGCGAGTGGGATGAGGATGTACAACATAATCATCGACATCAAGACAAGCCCAACCACCCCATAGATCAACATTCTTATTAGACCTAGTAGAGTCGGGAAAATAACGAGCAGGACTAATAAGCACACTAGAATTTCTACCACCTTTCTTACCCTCCTGTTTATACAAATCACGAAGTAGTTTCTCGACACCGTCCCACGAATCGAGGATCATACCACGATGTGTTTGGTTGTCAAACGTATTTTTAAATATAGTCAGTGAATATTTCATTGTCCTATTATACTACTCCTATCACGTATTGTCAAGCGTTATTTGTCCCATTACACCACTCCTATCCAAAGAACTCGTCAAGGGACGAACTTGGTTCAGCAGTCCAACCGACTGCGTCTAAGATTGGTTCGAGTGGGTCAGTGAAGGTCTTGGAAAACATCTTGTCATAGTCAACAAATCGTTCCAGTTTCAACTCACGAGGCAATCGTTGTGGGTACGAGATAACGTTCTCTTTGATTGGGTTAGGAACCTTGAGGTAACAGAACTTGATCTTCTCACCATTCTTGATAGTCTCGTGTCGCATACCCTTGGTGTACTTGTTATACAACAAAGCACCACGGACATGGATAGGACACGCTTTCTTGTAGATAGTCTTACGGTCACTCCACTTCTTCACGTCACTCACACCACGGGGGAATGAAATGTCTTCGGGGGGAAGCTTCCGAAACTCGGACTTAAACGTAGAAATGTACTTCTGTGTGTCCGACTCAGTGCCATTAACAATGATATGAAACATCTCCTTCATCTTCTCGCGGACAATCTGTGGGGTCGAAGACTTGATTGCCTCGATACCCATAATCTTCATCTTAGGTTCTGCGTACTGGACACCCTCGTTATTGTGGACGTTCAGTATGTATCTCTTCTTAGCAACCCAGATACCACGATCAGCAATAACCTCACGACCCATCTCCATACGGTTGACATACGCATTGGTATAGTCAGCGAGTTGGACATAAGACTTGGTGAGTACAGGTTCGAAGTGTTCACGACATATCTTGTCAAGGAACTTAACAGGGTCTTTGGGGGAGAACTGTTCGACAAGTTTACTCATATTGATGTACAGTGAATCGGTATCGATTGCGATCACATAGTCCTTATCAGACTTCAACAGAGTGTTCATCTCCTTGTTGACCGCACGTTCTGCCCATAGGATAGACAACTGTCCAGCGAGAGTAATAGACTCTGCAACACGTTGGTCAAAGTAACGGAACCATCGATTGCCCAACGCACCATAGAGACTGTTCATAAGAATCTTGATAGACATCTGTTGGTTGTCAAGTGTCGCAATCTTGTTCATCAACTCTTTGGTGGGGTTCACCTCGTACTCAGATTGTGCGTCCAACATCTGACGTTTGATCTGTTTACGTTCAGCATAGTACTGTCGAATCACACTAGGGATGATACCCTCTTTCTCTTTGGTGAAACGAACACCAGATGGTGCAATCGCATACGGGCCACTAGTGTTAGTAACACCTGCCATCATACGGGGAACATCAGTATCCACCAGACCATCGACCACAGTCTCAGGTGACATATTGTATTGAACAATAATCATTGGATACAGTGAGTTCAAATCGAATGATGTGACCCAGTCGTGCGAACCTACTTGGGGGTCTTTCACATAACCACCAGCGAAGTCACCCTTGGGTTTCTCGGTCTTGGCAGGAACTGCAATCTTCTGTAGGTTTAGAATACGATAGATGATGGTATCCCAGATAGTGGTCGTACCAAACACTTCCTCATAGTTACAACCACCACGATATGCCATAGTCATTGCAAGGGTAATTAGTCCAAGCTTCTCCTCGAACATATCAACCAACTCAACATCACGGATGTTATAGTCGATGAACTTCTGGTGGTCTTCCTTGTATAGTGTGTGTAGGTTACCGTGCTCTTCATACGAGAGTTTACGTTCACCCAATACCACGTGTGCGATATGGTCAAGACGATAGGACTCTTGTTGACCTAGTGTGTTGTAGGTAAACTTGCGGAACAGGTCATAGTAATCCAACTGAGCAATACCCATCAGGTCATAGGTGTCCACATCTTTCATACCCATCTTACCACGGACGGTACGACTAGACACAACACCCCACGGAGAGTAACGTTTGGTAGACTCTTCACCGATAACCTTTCTGGTTCTGTTAACAAGATAGGGAATGTCGAACTGCTTAGAGTTCCAACCAGTGACGATATCTGGTGCACCGTGATGTTGCCAATAGGTAAGGAACTGGTCTAGCAGTTGCAACTCAGTATCACACTTGGTGTAGATGACCCGACCCTCTTCTTGGGTATAGTCACCTAGACCCCAGACACGGAAGAAGTCTTCCTTATTAGATTTGGTACAGATTGCAGTAACTGGATAGTCTGCTTTGTCAGGTTCAGGGAACCCTTGATCAGACTGAACCTCGATATCGATAGTTGTAATTACTGGGAGGTCACGATCAAACTCAATGTCGTTCGGGAACTCTTCTGCAATAAACTGTGAGATAAAATTATTCTGACCGTGAACCTTGAAGTTGTCCACGTGTTGGTAACGCTTGGAGAATTCTGTTGCTTCTCGCATAGTGTCAAACTCAATCGGATCGACTGGTTTGCCGTCTAAGGTAGACCATCCACTATTATTCTGACGTGAGCTCACGTACATAGTAGGTTTAAACGGGATGCGCTTCTTGACTCGTTCACCATCCTTATATCCTCTATAAAGAAGTGTACTACCGTAACGGTCAATAGATGTGTAAAAATTCATAACTAATCCTCATAATGAAGTACCATTATACACTAGTGTACTGGTAATGTCAATCAATAACTTTAAAAGTATTTTCTCTGTGCCTTTCCCAAGGATTAGAATTCATCCCATCATGTGTTTGAGTTATACCGAAGGACTTGGATATAACTTGGGTTGATGACCTCGAAAACATTGAATCTTCGCTTGTTCTATTATATACCTTATACAGTTCTTTGGCAGTCGCACCAACACTAACATTCTCAGTATTCGGATGATGAGTCATAAACGTGTATGGTCGGTTGTTGTCATTATTGTTAGATAGGTAAGTCTTAACAAGTCTCTCAACACATCCATAAGGGCCACCATTGAGGGGGAATCCTCGTTTTAATAATAGGTCATTCATGTATATGGCACATCTACGAGAGAACGAGTAACAAGACATAAACAGTCCGTGATTCGCGTAGTCTAATCCATGTTCCATAGTGAAATCAAACTGTCGTTTAAACTCATCAGGGTCTTCTAGGTATGAATCGTGTTCCATCACATAGAATCGTTCCATACTCTTTGATCGTTTTTGTATCATCTGCCAGTGCGATATGTCACCGGCACGTTCAGACGGAGAACTCATCTTACCGTTCTGCATTCCGTGAAGGAGGGGTTGCCAGTTGTAGAGGGGTTCTAATTCTGAGATGGTACTGGGAGTATAACACTGAATGACTTCAATGTCAAGAAGAGATTGTTGTTTCCAAGACTCTAAAGCAATCTCCGAGTATTTCACGGAAGTTGGGTTGTTCAGGTCTGTAATCATATATGCTTTCATAGTGTACTCATAATAAATTTCGGGTGACCTACTAAGTCACCCTAGTTCAGTCTATAATATTGGTGCGATAGCAATAATAGAGGTTACTATAATTATCGTACTTAATAGCGCATTTCCGAGGCTTTCCGCTCGGCCGAATGTGCGGGTTTTCATAACTTTTTTACTCCAGATTGTTTGTTGGAAGATTATTCTTCCACTATTATATATAATTGTAATGTTACTTGATAGAGGTCATAACCAAATATCATATCACTTTGTTACACAAACAAGGATGGATCGGTATCTTTATCACTCTCAAAACCAAACGAGAACGTAACCCGTGATACCGAGGGTTCCAGTTTATGCCACGTTCCCCGTGGAATCCATACACAGTCGCCTGGTTTCATAACAACAGTTTCATCAGCATCCGTTGGTTCTTCGGTGTAACCAATGGTGATCTTACACTCACGGATTACTTGAAGTAGGAATACATCCATACTGTCTTTATGTCTCGGATACGAACCGGAGAACTGACCGAATCCACAGAACGCAATGTTTGTGATGTGGGGTTCGCCCTTATCATATTCGAACTTCTTTGGTGCGGGTTCTACAAAACACTCGTGCATCTCCGCAACAATATCCTTGGCAACCTGTGGAGCTGAGTCACGGAGATGGAACGAGTTCATACCGAGTCTCTGTTTCTCTCGGTTCCAATCATACAACTTGGATGGATGAGAGTCAACGAGGGGCATTATGTCATTCCAAGAATACCCCACTATATCTTCTATCCGACCCCACCAGTGTTTCTTATCACGGATGGATTGTATGTTATCATCAAACAGACTCATTTAGTATCCACCGCTCTTAAACCAGCCTTTACCTTTTAATTGAAAACCACCACTCCCAGCTACGAATACTTTCTTTAGTTCGTCTTCTTTACATTCAGGACAAGTTGATAATGGATCATCTACAATTCTTTGCATTTTCTCGAATGCGTGATCACATTTCTTGCATACGTAGTTATATGTCGGCATTCATTTGTTTCCAATATTATATTTGGGACACAACTCCCACTGGTCTTTCTCTTTAAATCCGATGATCTTAATCTGTCGAAGTGGAGCGCAATCTACCGCGACTTCTTTGTTCTGTATCTCAACAAGTCCCCAGTCTGATAGCAGTGTCGCAATAGTATTACGTCTCTCTACATCTGTCTTCTCTAGGTTTGCTTTCTTGCCATCAAGGATAAATAGTTCTTTAAAGTGGACGATATAGTACCGTCCCTGTTTATGCAATATATGACAGGACTGAAATAACTTCTGTTCTTTGCGTGATGCGACACCGATACGGGTCAGAGTTTCACGTACTTTGAGGAAATCGTCAGGTTCTGCTAGAGTGATCTCTAACATATGCACTGGACTCCATGCGACTAAATTACTTTCTTCCACCTTTGTTCACCTTTTCTTTAATAAGTTTAATTTGAGAAGGTGATAATAGGGATAGCACTTGACGTGCCTTTTCGTTACTGTATCCATAATATCTTTTAACCGACTCAAGGTCATTTTCCAATTCAGGTTTTACCCATTTAGAGAAGCGTTTGCGCTTTCTAACTATATTTATAAGAAAAGAAAATTGAAGACGTGAGTCGAGGTGGTGATACTTGTTCATCTCATTAGCGAGTACAACAGTATCCTGAAAGTAGGACAATGAACGATTGACCATATAAGGACTATATGCTTTCTCGTCATCGCGAGTCTGCATGATGTCTTTCTTGGAATAGTTAATCGCATTTACATAATCAAAGGGATTCATGGTATAAGGTTCCGTTGCCAAGGCAAATTAGTAGGGTCTGGTTTATCGTTCGTTTCAAGAATTATACCACACTTCTCAAGGAAAGTCAATCCTTCGGTTGCTTTATATTTGTATCCGTAAACAACCCTTGAGATTCCGGCTTGGTGGATGAGTTTTGCACAGTTGAGGCAGGGGGAACAGGTTGTGTATAGAACTGCACCCTCCGATGATTCCGTTGACTTTGCGACTTTTGTAATCGCGTTCGATTCCGCATGAATAACTTCCCTTTTAGTGACTAGTGCTGCTGTTAGTTCGTATGCGCCATTAGTGTGTTCACATTCGTTAGTCCAACCAGACGGCATTCCGTTGTATCCTATAGAGATGATACGATTATCTTTTACAATAACCGCACCAACTTTCAGACGTTTAGCTGATGATAATTCGGCATAGGTCTCTGCGACCTTTAGATGTGCCACATCCCACTTATCCAAGGTCTAGTTCCATCTGCATAGGAACCCATTCACCACCAACCTTAGTCAATGACATAGGTTTGTAAGTAGGTTTCCCATCACCTTCGATAACAATAGCATAGTCCCCAGTGGACTTATGTATTCTATTACCGTACTGGTCGGTCTCCAGACACTCGTCAATCTTAGCACTGTTACGTAGATACTTTATCATGCGAGGATGTCTCCAATGTTAGGACGGAAGTAACCTTCAGGTTTCATAATCTTACCGTCTGAGTTCTTAACAACTTTACCGTTAACGAACTTAGACATATTCGATGCCTTCACTTCGTTCCAGACCTTATCAAAGGGAATATCTAAAGTAGATGCCATACCCATGATAACCCACACCATATCAGCAAGTCCATCTGCGACTTCTACAACGTCCTTATCAACGTTGAATGCTCTCCACGTCTCATTATACTCTTCGGTAATCAAATCCATATACAGTTTTGCTTGTTTACTCGTCATACCTTGGAGGTCGGGAAAGTCTTGTTGTCCTGATTCCATAAAATCTTCTACATCTTTTTGATAATTCATAATCATAATCCTATTAAGTTCCAACCGTGGTTTGCTATTGCGTTAAGAATGATTGCCACACAAGTTGCCATGTGAGTCAACCACCATAGTGTACGAATACTAGCAACAGTGTTTGCTTGCTTGTCCGTCTCACCAACTTTCTCTCCTAGACTCTTTGCCCAGATTCTCCACCACTTATTCACTTAGCAGTGCCTTCCAATCCTTACGAGTTCTTTCGTTATCAGGTTCCATCAGTTCAAGTTTAACTTGACCTAGTGTATCTGAACTAGCTTCCTGCATTTGTCTCCATATACCGGCAGTATTCATTCTCAGACATTCCTGAGTCTTGTCACATATGTAACGACTACCACTACCACCAATAAAGATGAAAGAATCGGTAGTCTCTTCAACGTCAACGATGCCACTGTTCAGTCTCCAAGAGTCACCATCAAGATAACCACCTGACCAACCACCGAGTACTTTGTAAAACTCTTTTACGGTTCTACCATATCCAGTGTTGCCACTCTTTACTTGTTGGGTAAACTTAATCACTACCCAGTTGTTTGGTGTGTAATCACTCATCATTCTTACCCTCTTTTAATCTTCATAACCACCCCACAACAATGTTAATCATTATGAGATACACACAAGCGAGATTTGAAATAACAATGAACGTTCGAATGTATGAGATGTGGTTCTCGTTGGTCACATCATATCCGTCCTCTTCATCAAAGGAACCTAGTGCGTGTTTCCATACCGTCCAGTACTTACTCAACATAAAAACTCTCTCCACATCCACACTCGGAAGTTACGTTTGGGTTTACAAATTCAAAACCCTCATTCAGTCCACGTTTGTTATACTCTAATCGAGTACCCGTTAAGTGTATCATACTCTTATTGTCAATGAATATGGGTACTGGGCCGGTGACCAAAATCACAGTGTCCTCTACAGTACTATTATAACAGAACTCTAGTACATAGGCAAGTCCACTACAACCACTGGAACGAACTCCTAGTCTAACACCGATAGCTTTATCAGGCATCGGGAATGTTTTCAATCGAAGTTTGGCTGAATCTGCTACAGTAATCATTCTACTTCATTAGCCTCTTTTTTACCTTCCTTACGGAACCTCTTATTATACCCTCTTTTAATCTTCTTAACAACCTTGGAGTTATCGAGGTAACAATAGAACTGTCTTGCTTTGGTGAGTGCATCGTACTCACCGCCACTTCTCATTCTAATCTTCGGGTTCTTTTTAGTCATCCCATTCACCAAATATTTGGGGGGAAGTGTATGCGGCACGTTCCATATCATACTCTCGTGGGAAATGTTTTAAACAACTGTATGCACGTTTTCGGATATCACTAGGGACTTTAGGAGTCATCTTGGGGTTCAATAAGTCAATAAGAAACTTCTCGGTGCGTAAGACAGCACTTCTTCGTTCATCCGGCATTGTCATTTACTTTTCTCCACTCCAGTTCGTTAACCATACATTCTCGCAGTATAGGAGATATACCACGAAGAGCAATAACAGACCCCAAATGTGCGGTCTCCATCTCTGCAATAGTCTTGTAATGTAATTGCTGAAGACCGTCCTTACCATATGTACCCCATTTGAGGATATTACGTTGACGTTCATGTGGTGCGTCATCGTACTCACACAAATTAATTTGATCGGTATGAACGGTACGTCTTACGTAATCCAGACCACCGTCAACCATGTAGTACTTACCATTGGCATCGGTGTATTCTTTATAGTCATGTCTATGTGTAGACTCTAGTATAGTCCCGTCTGGGGTTTGTAATGCGTTTCTTATTAATCTCATCTTCAGCTCACTCATTATTTATATAAACTCTACGTTTGCCATACATTCCGTCAAACAAGCAACAAGGTTTAGTTCGTGGTCTGCTACAAAAGCGTTCTTGTGTTGGTAGTCAGCAAGGATTAGAACCAGTTGTGGAATGGATTGGGGTTGTACAGAACCTTCCATAGAATCATAGATACCACGGAAGACCGATGCGGGTTCAACATCCATATTGTTCACGACCCACGAACGCATCTTCTTGAAGTCCTTAGACTTGAGGGACTTGAAAAGGATGCTATAGTTCGCATTAAGTCCGTTATTGATAACTATAGTGTCCAATTTACCAGAGATAGAATGACGTTGCGATTCAGTAAGAACACGTCTCCAGTCTGGTGCGTAATTTTTAATCAATCCAGCAATGACTTCGTTATTGTAAGTCACACCCTCACCATCAAGGATAGTCTGTAGTCGGGTCATGAACTGACCACACAACTTTGCCATCTCTTTCTTGGAGGTGTTGAACTCAATGACACCACAACGAGAGTGTAGTGGTTCGATTACTTTGTTCTTGAAGTTGCACGTCAGGATGAATCGACAGTTCTGAGAGAACTCTTCGATGAAACCACGTAGTGCGGGTTGAGTTGATTGTGCGTTAAGGTAGTCTGCCTCATCGAGGATTACAACCTTGTAACCGCCTGATAGGGATACCGAGGACGCAAACTGTTTGATCTTACCACGTAGGGTATCGATGTTACCTTCTTCGGAACCGTTAATAACGATGTAGTCCAAACCAAGTTCGTCACATATTGCACGTGCGATTGTGGTCTTACCAGTACCAGCCGTACCAGTGAACATCATGTTGGGAATCTCACCAGAGTCTACGATCTTTTGAAAGGTAGTCTTGAGGTCAGACTGGAGGATAGTGTCTGCGACAGAGTGTGGTCGATATTTCTCGACCCAGAGGAATTCTTTGGACATGGTGTCTCCATAATATAAGTAATAAAGTGTTTCATTAAGTGTACATTGTACAGTATATGAAACAAAAAGTCAAGCAAAAAGGGGGTGTTTTATCACCCCCAGTTTTGTTCACTCGTCAACAGATTGTTCAGACTGATACTCTTCACAGAGTTGGATAATCTGAACTGCTTGGTCACGTAATTGACCAATGGTAGAGAGTTCTTCTCCCTTGAATCCACCACGTTGTACTACGGTATCGATCACCGCGACTGATGAACGGGCAACTCGGTTACCCAGTTCGTACATTGATGTGTGGTCTCGTTCTGCTTTGTTGGGTTTTGCCATCATTTATTCTCCGTAAGTAGATGATTTTTCAAGTGCAATAAAGTATTCAATCGTAGATTGTTTACTAGTAAACTGTGAGATAAGTTTCTTACTGATACCAACCTCAAAGTCTTCGTTAATAACTTTTAGGTTACTAACATTCATGATGAAGTTGAAGTCAACTCCTTCGGGGTACGTACCCTCTACGTCAATAGAGAATGTGTTACTTGTCGCGTCCTTACTGTCAACAACAGATAGTCGAATTGCACCTTGAGTTGGGGCGATTGATATCTCGTCATGACCGAGTGCAGCTGCGGCACGTTTCACTTTACCAAGTGTGTCAGTATCTAGGGTAAACTTAACGTCCGCTTCTGGCATATTGATGTCCTTGCCGGGCGAGGTTAACATCTCAGGGTCAGAGAAGAAGTACTTCACAGACGAACGACCAGTCGAGTCACCCACGGTCACAAAGTCTTTCTCAAACTTGAGTCGGGGTTGATCAACCAACGACAGAACGTTTAAGAATTCTGTCAGGTCATAGATACCAAATGATTGCGGAAACTCCTCAGAGAGTTCTGCTTTGGATAAGACATTCCGTGCAACAGAAATAGTCTTGATCGTATTACCTTCGGTGATAACGATGTTAGGGTTGATGGTAGCATAGTTCTTGAGAACCTGCATGGTGATGTCGGATAGTTCCATAATGTACTTCTCTCTGGTTTATTTAATAATATAAGTGAATTATACAGTATAATGCACAGGTTGTCAAGCTTTAATTTTACTAAAGTTCTTCTCTTTTACAAACTCTATCTTGCGCTGGAATGCGGCATCTTCGAGTTCACTCTTGTGGGAGATAACAAACACGTTGGTATCCTCACCCAATGTTGATATAATCTTCATGAGGTTTTCAATACCGTCCTCATCCAGAGACGAGTCAAAGGTCTCGTCAAGGATTAGTAGATTGGTCGCAACACTGTTCTTCATCTTCGCAATCTGTCTCCACGTGAATAGTAGGGACAAATCTATACGTTGCTTCTCACCTTCACTGAATGAATCGTAAGAGAAGGCATCACGATGACGTGAACGGATAGTCTCTTGGAAACTCTCGTCTAAGTCAAAGTGTACAAAGAAGTCTAGAATCTGTAAGTACTTGTTAGTCAACTGGTTGATGACTGGGAGGTACTGTTTAATAATCTTAGTCTTGATACCAGTATCTTTTAACAACTCACTATAGACTTGGTTGTATGAACCCTGTTCGTTCAGCTTATACTTGGAGTCTTGGAGTTCTTCTTTGTCGGTACGTAGAGTCTCTAACTCAGAGTTCGCTTCAGACAGGTCACCACTCTCATTATCAATACGAGTGATGTCACTATTGAGTCCGTCAATGTTACGGTTGAGTGTACCAATCTCCTGAGCGTTTGCACGAATAGTAGACTGCCATTCACGAATCTCTGACAACTTGAGATTCAACTCAGCGGTCTTTGCGTCAAGTTGTTCCTTACGGAGAGAATGCATCTCCAACGCAGATGCGATAGTACCCGCCTTGGTCTTACACGTATTGAGATGATACTCTTTTAACTTCTTGTCAATCGTTTGGTCACACGTAGGACACAAGTCAGTATTCTCGTAGAACTTTGCCTGCTTGACGATTTCCTTCTGTTGTACCTTAAACTGTGCGGCAAACTCATTAAGTTTATTCAACTCCTCAGTGTTCTTATCAACTTGGTCACCGAGAACTTCGTATGTCGTTATTGCATTGGTAAGTGACTCATTAGAGTTATTGAGTTTGCGGATGTTTTCCTGTAAGTGTTTGATGTTGTCAAGTTTCTCTTTCTTCTGTTGCGAGGATATCGCACTCAGGTCACGGAGATACTTCTTCTGTGCATTGATTTTGGTATCAACAAGATTTAGTTGATGGGAGTTGTTTGCTATCTGGTCTTTGAGTATAGACACCTTCTCTTTTAACAGAGAGTTCATCTTACTGAACATATTGATGTCGAGTAGGTCTTCGATTACCTCACGTCTAGAACCACCAGCCAACTGCATGAACGGTACAAAGGATGACGATCCCAGTACAACAATCTGGTGAAAAGACTTGTGGTTCAACTTGATGATGTTCTTCTCAAGCATCGATTGATACTCTTTGGCATGAGAATCTTGATTAACCATGTTATCGTTAACCCATATCTCGAATCGATTAGGTTTGATACCACGCACAATCTTATATGCCTGTGTACCGATACCGAACTCTACCTCTACAAGAGTACCCTTACCATTAATGGTGTTAACCAACTGACCCTTGGATATCTTCCGGTGTGGTTTACCGAACAGACCAAACGACAGGGCATCCAACATAGTAGACTTACCCGCACCGTTCTGTCCTATAACCAGAGTGGTAGGGGTCTTGTCGAACTCAACCTCGGTGAAGTTGTTGCCGGTAGACAGGAAGTTTTTGAATCGTAGTTTCTGAAATTTTATCATGATGTAATTATACCACAGTTATTAATTTTAGTCAAGCTCTTCATCAAAATCATATTCACTAAGTCCACACCAGTTACACTCTTGACCCGCCTCGACACCCAATAGGGTTGCTTCAGCCATACAATAGTGTTCCCATGTCGAGGACTTCTTTTCTTCTTCCTTCTTACCAAAGATGGCATCCCAGTTGTCTCTACCCTTCTCGGAAAGGACTTTAGACTGGATGCTATCTCCAGTAATGTCGTTCTTAGTACTCATACAATTTCCATACTCTGTGCTTCAGTCATTAGACTAGACACCTCTCGTTTAATACGTGACTTATCTAGGTCAGTAGTAACAGCGTCAATGTAGTTGATTACCAACTGTTCGGTATCTTCGACCGACACCGTGTCCGCAACGTTCTCACCAGTGAATTCTTTGAAGTCTTCAGCAATCTTCAGTTCATGAATCTTCTGTGATTGTACCCGATCAATGAATCGTTCGAAATCGTATGCGTCACCCTTGTTAGTAACGATAACCTTCACAAACTTATTGTCAAGATAAGAGAGGTCTTGGAACTTTGCCATGTTCTCGTGATCGTAGTAAATCTTCTCAAAGATAGTAATCGGATTACGAACAGGTGTTAGTTCTCTCGTTTCCATATCAAGCACATGGAAGTGTTTAGGGTCACCACAGTCGTTCCAGAAGAACTCCATCTGAGCACCAAGGTAATGGATGTTACCCATACTAGACTTGGCATGGAAGTGGCCAGTCAGAACAGTCTCGAATCTATCGAACACACTCTTGTCCATACCGTCCATACATACCTGACCACGTGACATCTCAAAACCTGCCAGTTCCAAGTGGGCGCCCACAAGTGTTGCTTTGGTGTTCTTTAGAAACTCAAGTGTTGATTTTTCGTTCTCAGGGTTAATCCAAGGAATCAATGCCATATCAGTTCCACCGTAGTTAATGACGCATGGTTCCATTACGAGGTTCACTTCATTCATGTAGTGACCTTGTAGTTCCTTCAGTGCGTTCAACTCATTGGTGTTCTTGTAGTACACGTCATGATTGCCAGGAATTATATCCATAGTAATACCATGCTTACGCATAGGTTCTAGGAATATCTTACGGTTATGTTGCAGTGCCTTGAAGTTGATTGTCTTACGGTTATCGTAATAATCACCCAAGTGTAGGATATGTCTGATATTATTTTCTAACAGATATGGAAAGAACACTTCACTATAGAAGCGTTCCTGATATGCCATAAAAATGTCAGAGGAATTGCGACACCCTGCGTGTGTGTCGTTTAGAATGGCGACCTTCATATAAAACCTTTATTCATTTATTAGTGTATAGTATAACACAGAAAACATGATTAGTCAACTATAAAATTTGTTAAGTCTGAGTCTGCCTTAACGGTACGTCTCTTACGTTCCTTCTTAACAATCTCTTTCCACTCGGTATCCCTATCCTTAACATCATCGATACGTATACGGAGTGAGTCAACAAACGCAGACGCATACTGACCAGATCGTTCATCACCGAGTTCGTTATCAAGAAACATATCAACACCAGCCTGTTCCATATAACGCATCTTGATGTCTTGTTGTTTCTTCTCTTTCTCAATCCTACGTAGGAATGCGAACCACGATATCTGGGTGAAGTATGCAAACGCATTAGGTTTACCAGTGCGGGTCGCTGCTTCTAGGTTGTAGTTCTCGATTGCTTTGAGACAGTTCTCTACCGCATCCATCACCATTTCTTCACGATAGGTGTAACGGACAAAGTTAGACTTGTGAGACAACCCTTCACATATCTTGAGAAAACACTGAGCAATGTAGTCAGTTACTTTAGGTTGTTCAATACAGGACTCACGTGCCTCGTTCAGTGTCGTTACATAATCCACGACTGCTTGTGAGAACATCGCATTGTTTACGTAATGCGGTTTGTCTTTTGGTTTAACTTTCTTTACGGTTGGGGTAATTGTTGTTGTCATTTTAAATTCCGATTTTATGTCTCAAATTAGTACTTGATAGATTGTGATGTCTACTATTATAATACACTTCAACGTAATTGTCAAGCTGATAATCCTTTCCAGTGAAATCTTTTTCTCTGTACTCTTCACCGATGATACGTACATCAAACTGAACCAACTGCATCAGTCGTAACAAGTCCTCTTCTGACTCGTAAGGGATTATCTCGTCAACATACTTACACCCTTGAACCTGCAAATATCTTTCAGCGATTGATTGTAGGGGTTTGTTCTTGTCAGGACGATCTATGGTGGGGTCAGTCTGTAGTCCTACTATAAGGTAGTCACACACAGACCGTGCTTCTTTAAGCATAGCAACATGACCCGCATGAAACAGGTCGAATGCGCTACAGGTGAATCCGATTTTATTTTTTACTTTTAGGGTTGACAAAAGTTGTTACTCACTGTATAATAAGCTTTACTGCTGCGGAGGGTTGAATACTACAGTTCCTGCAATACAAAAACGGTCACCATCAAACTCTTTGGATATCGCTTCATGTATAAGATGTCCTCGGAAGATAACCAATTTACCATTCTCAATTTGAATTTCTTTTCCTAGTGTTGGGAAGACTAGATTTGAACACCCTTCAGGTGGATCAATATAATAACAGAATGCCCATGTACAAGGCCAATGGTCGTGAGGTGTAGTAACCTCTTCACTTATTGATCTTGTACCCCACATAGAAATTACTTTCTGTGATTGTATATATAAGTTATTCCAGAGAGGCATACCCACCCGATGTCTATGGTTCTTGTTATCCATGTTCATCTCTAAGGAAGACTCTATACAGAACTCTTCGATAATCTCTGCTAGTTTTGTAAACTCAGGGTACTCCCAATGTAATTGACCTAACGTACAGTCTGCCTTAACATTAGTCATACGACTAGTCTCATCACCAATATCACAAACTCTATTGACTATCCTAGTGTTCATGTCTTCGTCATCAATCATCTTGACAAAGACATACTCATCATCAATCTTTTCCATTAATGTATTTTTTTAGAGTTAAACTGGATAACATTATTAGAAGCAGAATCACTATTCATCCTCTCTATATAATCATCAATCTTATCACTAGCGGTTACCGCACGTGATTCCATCTTTTCAGTTGCGGATAGACCGTTCTCAGGGTCACCATGTTTCTCAGCATATTCTTGTTCACGTGCAGTGTGCATGTCTTTCATATCAGCCACTGCCTCATCCCACTGTACTAGTAGACTATCTGTAGGGAATCCTATCCCGACAATATGTGTAGCTAGAAGGACTATCAAATCATCATTACTTTCCTGATACACCATCCAAGGTCGGAATGCATAGTATTTAAACCCTTCTTCATTCTCCATCATAACAAGTCGCATCGCTTTTCTGATTAAGACTTCAATGTCATCATCATCTTGCCACTGTACTACCTCCGCAAGAATCTCTTCACCGGACGATAACTTAAACTGTTTTACTTCCATCTCTACTGTAGATTCTGTCATTTTAAATCCAATTGATATATGTTATAAGGGAATTGTTCTTTAGTATATATCTTAATTCTTTCTGCACTATGTCGGAGTGTAAAGTTCTTGTGTGATTGGATATGCATATCATCTGCTATATCGTATAGTTTGGTAGCCACACCGTTCTCAGACTGTCTCAGACCACGCCCTATCGACTGTAGTACCTTAACCTGACTCTTACTAGGGGATGCGAATACTATATTGTGTAGATTCTTAATATTGATACCTGTAGAGAACGTTCCGAGAGAGGCGACAATAATTGCATCTTTTTGACCTTCTACTATACCACGAATCTGTTCACGGTCTGCGGCATCTACCTCACCAGACACATAGAATATCTTTCGACCGTCTTCTGCTTTGTCTCTCATCATGTCAAAGAGAACCTTACCATGTTTCTCTACGAATTGAAACAACACCAGAGTATTGCCCTTCTGATCTAACGCAAGGTTGGTTATTAACTTGTTGCGTTTCTCGTTGGTTACGATATAGTCCATCTCTTCCTGATAGGTCTTACCCTGCATCATGTGACAGACATCGTTGTGGTAACGGAGTAATAGTATAGAGATATTAATCTGTGCAAGAGTACCTTGTACCTGTAGGTCACGAGTCAAGGTCACTGTCTTGGTGGGCCCAAACAGACCTTCGAGTACCAGTTTATTTGTCTCTGTACCATCTAACGTACCAGTAGTACCAAATCGGTATGGTGCGTTGATACACTTGTTCATTATACCGGACAGGGACTTCGCCTTGAATAGATGAACCTCATCACCAAAGACACAACCAAACTGTTCGAACCATTCCGCAGGGAACTTGTAGATTGATTGCCACGTGGAGATTAAGATTTGTTTGTCGGTCACCTTCTCTTTGCCACCATATATCTTGTGACATAACTCAGGGTCGAATCCGTAGTCCGCAAAATCTTTGTGCATCTGTTCAACCAGAGATGTTGTGGGAACGACAACCAGAATCTTCTGACCATCGTAGGCATCCATGAACCATCGCATTAGGTTGTAGATAATGAAAGACTTACCACTACCAGTAGGGGATAATAGTATGGCACGTTTCTGTTCGATACCGTGGGTCACCGCATCATACTGGTAGTCACGTAACGGAAAGGGCATACCAAGTTCACCCTGAAATTTGATTAACTCTTGGTGTGGTACTTGGTTCTTATTCTCAGGGTGACCGTACTCAGGGTTGTCGATCAACTCTATGGGATACATTCTATCAGCACAGAACTTCTTTAGATGTGCATACAGACCGACATTCAGTTCACGAGTAATTTGGTTAAAGAGTTTGATTTTACCGTCCCATCTGCGAGACTTAAATGCGGGCATATACTTATGGCCAGGCACAAAGAATGAGAAGTACTCTCTCAGTTCAGGAATCTGGTGTGCTTCCGCATCGATGATCATCATCGCATGGTCACGAAGACCTACACGTATAGTATTAGGTATACTCACAATTTAAATAATATAGCGATCAGTAGGATGTTGGTCAGAAAAATCTCTGCGGCAAGTATAGTATGATACCATACCCACCGAGATTGGTAGACCTTGTTTACTTTAAAAGTTTCTTTCAATTCGTCAAACATAGTT